TTGGATGGATGAGGAGTCTGATGAGGAGATTTTCGATGAATGTTACCAGCGGACCATTGATTGCAAGGGCAAGATTCTCTTAACAATGACTCCTTTAACAGATATTTCCTCTGGGGTGCGTACTCCTTGGGTTTTTGACCATTATAAGGCAGCTCAGAAGGGCAAACACGACTATAAATTCCAGCAACTATCTGTAATGGACAATCCTTACGTTCCCGAGGAAGAAAAGACCAAGCTTATCGAAAAGTGGGCTGGACATTTCGAGGAGAAGGCACGGCTTTATGGTGAGTTTATTCAGCGCAGTGGCATGGTTTACCCTATGTGGAACCGCGATAGGCACCTAATAGCGCCATATCACATTCCACGGAGTGTATTGCGCATAGTTTCCCTTGACCCAGCAGCTACAGGGGTCACAGCGGCCCTTTGGGCAGCAGTAGATGAAGAAGGTAACATAGATCTCTATCGTGAGTATTATGAGCGCGATTTAGTCGTAAGTGACCATGCGAAGTCTATATTGCTGTGTTGTGAGGGAGAGCCGGTTGATTTCTGGCTTATAGACCCTAAATGGGGCACTCAGCGCAATGCTGAGTCACATAAGACCAATATGCAGCTCTATCGTGATGCGGGGATTCCAGTTCGTCTAGCCAAATGTTATTCGGCGGCTCTGGAATTGGCAGATTTTCCGAAACGCCCCATGCGCCGGGCAACTCTCGTATTTTCAACGACTTAGCCCAGTGCCAGCCGCGCGCCGTGAGTGATGATCGCCCCTAAGTCACTGAAAACAAAGGACTTTTGGCTTCCGCCATCGAAAGTCCCTATCGTCCTATATATGGGTCCACTCACACAGGGTAGTTATGGGGGTATTTCTAGTTAAGTGCTTTGTTTTCTAGTAGTTTCGAGTTAGATTGACTTGGGACCCCTAGCGTGCGTATCTTGTTTGGAATCATAGGGTTAAGTGGGTTTCTGCAGGGTAAAAATAAATGAAAATAAACCGCCAGGTTTAGACTCTTTCTTACACTAACATATATAGAAGGGTGTCTAAATAGATATCTCTTCGACTTCCGTTTGGAGCTAGATCGAACGAATAGAGAGATAGAGGGCAAATGGCAAGACCAAGAGCAGATGCACCAGGCTGGGCAGAGAAAGCATCTGATATTATGGTCCGAGAGGCTAAAAACCTCCGTCAGGCTGCTGATCAGATAGACATTGTGCTTACTCCTGAAGAGGCCAGTAAGCTAGAGCGTCAGGAGGCCTTCAAAGAGATACTATGGGCAGCCCGCCAAAAGTACTATAAATCCCTTGGATCAGACCCTAAGCTTACTAAAGACGTGGTTGTAGGGCAATTATTGCATATAGCTAAGGGTTTAGAGTCTCAAGGAGACCTAGACAAAGCTGGAACTATTCTATTCCAGATCGCACGTATGCGTGATTGGATAGGAACCAGCAGCAATGAGGACGTATTTGCAGGGCTCAGCCAGAAGGATTTGGATGAGATAGACCGAAAACTACGGAGTGCAAGTGTCAGAACAAGTAGAGATGGCGATGGACGAGCTAGCGAAGCTGGGGGACCCGCGCAAGGCGCTGGGGACGTTACAGGCTTTAATAGCGAAGCGTCGGGAAACTAACTATATAAAGTACTGGGAACCCTATGAGAAGCAGAAAGAGGTCCTAAAGGGCTTTACTGCTGATATTAAGCTGTTTGGGATCCTTGGAGGCAACCGCTCAGGCAAGACAGAGATAGGGGCGGTTATAGCTATAGCTTGGGCACTTGGTAAAGATTACTTTAGAGATGAGCCAGCTTGGGCATGGGTAGAAAATCTGCCAATTCCAGAGCCGCCGAATAACATTTGGGTAGTAGGTCTAGACTTTCCGACCCTACGAGATATAATTTGGCGTGAGAAATTTAAAATTGGACGTAATCATCCTCCTCTAGTGCCGCCTGTAGGCCCAAAAACTGGCGTCAAGAAGGTCCTGGACAGTGATCTACAGATTTTTTGGGACAATGGCAGCGTAATTACTGGTAAATCAGCGGATTCAGGTCGAGAGAAGTTCCAGGGGGCATCAGTTGACCTTGTTTGGATGGATGAGGAGTCTGATGAGGAGATTTTCGATGAATGTTACCAGCGGACCATTGATTGCAAGGGCAAGATTCTCTTAACAATGACTCCTTTAACAGATATTTCCTCTGGGGTGCGTACTCCTTGGGTTTTTGACCATTA